TTCCATTGCAATAATGTGTATTTTCTAATTTTATAATATGTTTTAGATGTGTTTTACAATAATAAATTTCATTATGTAATTCTATACCTTTTTTATCACATTTATCGCCATTTTTTTTTATTCCATTACATAAATGAGTTATTTTTTTATTTGATGATTTATTATTGGATTTAATTTCTTCCTCTTCAATTTCATCTTCAATTTCATCTTCAATTTCATCTTCAATTTCATCTTCAATTTTATAATTTAAATTATTATTTGATTTATTCATTATAATAAGATTATAGATAAGAATGATTATATATTAGATTTATAAAATTCAATTTTATATTTTATAATATTATTTAAATAATTAATTAATTATTAATATAAATTAAAATCGTAAAAAAAAATAATTTATTATGACAAGTACAAATCCACAAGTTAAAAGATCAGTAGGACGACCACGTTTAATACAAAGAACTGATCCATTGCCTAAATTAGGCATTTTAAATACACCTAGTAATGAAGATAATTTAGTAGAATTATCTTATGATAATGTTTCAATTTTTAAAAAAATTTTTAATCTATTAAAATCTATGAATGTAAAAGAAATAAATATACAATTTAATAATAATTATACTAAAATTTTTGGTATTGATCATTTAGAAAAAAATTTAATAAATATTAAAATAGATTCAAATAAACTAAATCATTATTATTGTGAACATCCAATTAATATTACATTAGATCCTAAAAATTTAGATAAAATCACACAAAAGATTGATAAACATTATAGTTTATTTTCTATTATTTTGAAAAAAAAATCATATCGAAATAATATTATAATTATTTTAAATAATAAGATTTTATCTATTGATGAATCTCATATTATTAATCTAATTGAAACTAATGTTGATTATGATTCTGTTAATGAGAAAACATTAGATTATAATCTATATCCTCTCAAATTTGAATTAACTGGTAAATATTTTAAAAAATTAATCAATGATGTATCTACATTTAGTGAAATTTTTACAATTGAAAAAGTAAATAATAATCCATTACAATTTATATATAAAAATATTAATAATACTATTAAAGGATTTAATATATGCAAAGATAGTAATAAAATTAAATTACAATCGACATTAGCTGAAAATGATATTTTTTCTGTATCTATACGTATTGATTATATTAAAGCATTGAGTAATTCATTATTAAGTGACAAAATTAAAATATATGCTGATTCTGAAAATGATTTAGTATTTAATTTACTAATTGATAATGGGTCTTTTGAAATTATAATTTATACTTCTATAAATAAATTTACTTAACAAATAATATAAATAAATTTACTTAACAAATAATATAAATAAATTTACTTAACAAATAATATAACTATATATAAATAAATTTACTTAACAAATAATATAACTATATATAAATAAATTTACTTAACAAATAATATAACTATATATATATTTATACATTAATATTTATCTTTTAAATATCTATACAATTTTTAATAATAAATCTTTATTTTTATTTCCTAGATTTGCCAATTTATCTGACATAACATTACCACGTTCATAGAAATTTAATATCTTATCTTTATTTTTATCCGCATGTCCATTTACATGTTGAAATACAATTTCAATTCCATTATTATATAAAATATTCATATAATAATTAATCAAAATATTTAAATCTAAATTTTTTTTTTCACAAATTGTAAATTTTTTTACCCAATTATTACCCCATTTAGTAATTACATTAATCCAAAATTCTGAATCACTCACAATCATAAATTTATTTCTAGATTTTAATTTAAAATCAATTATATTTATATCTTGTTTAATATTAGTTAATTTATCTAATTTAAAATTATCAATTATTGATTGTTTATCATTAAGACTATCTATCATTACTAATTTAATATATACTAAAGAATATAAGATTGCATAACCTTCTGCTCTAATATTAGTACCAGAAAATTGATTATATTGTTTATTTAATATCATATTACTAGTTTTATGAATTTTACATTTAGGATCTTTATTTGAAGATGGATTATCTCCATATATAGCATAATAGGTACATGATTCTATACTGCATTTAGCATTAATATCATTATTATGAGTAGTATTCATATAAATAATATCATATGTGTTCATATTATATAGAATTATATCCTTATCTATTTTTTTAATAATTTTAGTATCATTATGATTATAATATTGTGAATTTTCATTATTACATAAAATGTATATACCAAAACCTGCCTTATTTCTACTATCCTGTTTTCCATTTCCTAAACAACTGCCATCTGTAAAGAATATTAAATTAAATTGATCAAGATATTCTTTACTATCATTATTATTATTATCATTATTATTTTTATAATGTTTATCTACAGTATTATTTAAAAGTTGTTCCATATCAATATCAGAAAAATTCATTATAATATGATAAAGTATTTAATTACTTATTTATTACTTCTTTATTATTTACTTATATAATACTTAATTATAAATTCAATTTTAAAAAAAATAAAAATATAATATATATTCAATTAAATGTAATTTCTTTAATAAAATTAGTTAATTCTTCAATTTTTTTCTTTTTCTTTTTATTTTTTTTTGTAATTTTAATTAATTCAGTATATTTTATATCTAATATATTTTGATTATATTCCAGTAGATATTTATTATAATATCTATGTATTTTTTCTAGTGTAAGATAATTATCTGCATATATTTTTGTATTTTTTGATCGTAATAAACATATTTTAAATGCATAAGGTGTTAATTTATATTCTTTATTATATTTTATATAATTTGTAGAATTGATAGAATTGGTAGAATATTCATCTAAAATATGTTTATATAATTTTTGTGGTTTATATTCTATAATAAAATCTATACTTTCTTTTAATTCAAATACATTTAAACATTCTTTGATTTCATTATATTTACATGATAATATAATTTTATATTTTTTTAATTTGAAATGATCTATAATAAATTTATCATCTTGATCATAAATTTCTAAAAAATATTCCATAAATGAAATATTAATAGTATTATAAAATTGTTTATGAATTTCTTTAAAATAATCTGTAATTGTCATATATATCATATCATTAATTAATTGGATATTATATAAAGAAATATTCATTATCAATATTGATATTGATTTTAAAATAATTAAAATCAATTTTTTTTATTTTAGATAATATAACTTAATAAAAAAATAAGAATATAAATTATTATGTTATGGGATAAATTACGGTTGATATTTATACTATTCCTATTAATATGTATAATAGCTCTTGGTAGTATTATAATAAATTATGATTGTACAAATACAGATAACCGAGTCTTTGCTGGAGTGATGGTTGGAAGTTCTAGTTTCTTAACTTTTGTTATATTATTCCGGAAATTATTGAATTACCGTAATAAAGTACAACCAGCAGGACCATCAGCACAACTAATACCAAAATCAGAACAAAAAACACGATTAGCAAAGTAACCATCAGAATCAGAATGGTTTTTATAGAAAAAATATATAATTAATTAATTTTAAGTTTTTTAATTGCATTAGGTAAATGTTCTAATTTTATTGATTGTTTATATTTTTTTTTATAAAATTTAATAGGATTAAAAACATTATTTTTATTAATATTTTTAATTTTATTCATCCATAATTGTTCATAAGCATTTAATTGTTTTGAGTCAATAATTTTATATTTTTTTAATAATATACAATCAAAATTTTTAATACCATATTCTTTAAAATATGGACATATAGCACATTTACTTTTAGTATAACCATTATTCCAATTACTAAAACTTATTTTATGTCTTTTCCATCTTGTTGATAGTCTACAAACAGTAGAACCTATATATACGATATTAGTAAATGTTTTATGAAAAATTTTATAAATTATACCATTTCTACATTTATTAATTTCTTTATTATATGTTTTTTTATAATATCTTTTATTATTCTTTTTATTTGTTTTTTTATAAGGGGATTTATAAGGTTTTTTATCAGATTTTATATCATATTTTATATCAGATTTTATATCAGATTTTATATTATATTGTGTATCCATATTAGATAATATATTATAATATTATCTATATTAAATTCAAAATTGAATTAAAAATAAAGTAAATATATAGTAAATCATTTATATAATACAACTAATTTAAATGTTTTTTAATATTATTGTATGTACAGATAATAATAATGGTATTGGTAAAGATAATAATATTCCATGGAAATTTAATAAGGATCTTATGTATTTTAAAAATATAACAATTGGAAACACTAATGATTTAAAATATAATATTGTTATTATGGGAAATAATACTTATAATTCAATTCCATCGGAATGGAAACCATTAAATAAAAGAATTAATATTATTTTATCAAGATCAAATATATCTACTGATATTAGTTTATTAGAAGATATTGAGTATATTAAAAATAATCCTATATATTTTAATAATATTAATAATTTATTATTATTTTTAGATAAAATTAAAAAATATATAAATAATTGTTTTGTTATAGGTGGATCTCAGATCTATACTATATTTTTAGATTTGAAACTAATAAATAAAATATATTTAACTCAAATTAAAAATAAAAATTATGAATGTGATACGTTTTTTAATTTAGAAGTATATAAAAAACAATTTGAACTAAAAAATAGTTCAAATTATATTGATATTGATAAAAAATCAAATAATATATATATTCTAAATAATTATGAATATATATATATTAATAAAGAAGAAAATAAATTTATTAAAACTGTAAATAAAATTTTAAATGAAGGTGTTTATAATTTAGATAGAAGTGGAATAGGTACAATCTCGACATTTGGAAAATCATTTACATATGATATTAGAAATTATCGTCTTCCATTATTTACACATAGAAAAGTATTTCTAAGAGGTATTATTGAAGAATTATTATTCTTTATTTCCGGTAAAACTGATACTAAAATATTAGAAGAAAAAAAAGTAAATATATGGAAAGGACATACTTCCCGTGAATTTTTAGATTCACGAAGTTTACAGCATTATAAAGAAGGTTCTTATGGACCATCTTATGGGTTTCAACTTAGACATTTTAATGCTGATTTTATTGATGATAATACTGATTATACTGGAAAAGGTTTTGATCAATTAGAAGATGTTATTAATCAAATTAAAAACAATCCAACATCAAGAAGAATATTATTTACATATTGGAATCCATCTGCATTAAATAAAGTACCACTTCCAAGTTGTCACATTCTTTACCAATTTCATGTAAATATTGAAACTAAAGAATTATCTTGTAGTTTTTATCAAAGATCTAATGATTATATGTTAGCAGGTGTTTATAATATATGTTCAGCATCTATATTAGTATTTATGTTATGTCATCTTACAGGTTATAAACCTGGAAAAATTATTCATAATATTGGTAATATTCATATTTATATGAATCAAATTGAAGTTGTAAAAGAAATAATTAAAAATAAACCATTTAATTTTCCTTTACTATTTATTGAAGATCCAAAAAAAGAAATTAAAACAATAGATGATTTTACTTATGAACACTTTAAGCTTATATTTTATAATAGTCATAAGAAATATAATATTACTATGTCAGTTTAAATGTGATTATGAAAAGATCAGTTTATCTGATAATAATGATTCTTCAACAAGTGAATAATTACATAGTGAAAATGAAGTTAATATTATATATCATATTAAAAATACTAATACAAAAAATAAAAAAATAAAAATTAAATGTAATTATACTCATTATACAAATTATACATTTTATAAAAAATTATCAAAATAATATAGTTAAAGTAGCTATTTTTTTATTTATTATCAGATTTTGGATTACATATGTCTTTATATTTTTGAAATACATCTGTTGCGAAGAGTGGGCATCCTGGATTTTTATCAGGATGCACAAATAACTTATTATATTTAAAAGTTTTATCATCAATAGATAATTTTTGATCTAATATACTAAAAACTGGACAGCCATCTTTATTTTTATCACTATCTTTTTTTGAAAAAGATTCTTTTGTTAGAATACATGTACTTTTTTTTAAAGCTACTATATCCTTTTGTATATTTGGTGGAAATTTATTAATTAAATCAATACTCATCGTTCTAACATATTCTTCCATAGTAGGTGAAATTTTTGTTAAATCTATAAATGATTCCAAATTATCTGGACTTTTGTTTGGGTCATTATATTGTTCTACTAATTGTTTTACTAATAATTTATTGTCTGATTCTCTCTGTAATTTATTGTCTGATTCTAGTTCTTCTAATAGTTCTTCATCTGGTTTTTCTAATAGTTCTTCATCTGGTTTTTCTAATAGTTCTTCATCTGGTTTTTCTAATAGTTCTTTATCTAGTTCTTCTACTAGTTCTCTTAATAAGTTATTAAATGTCTTTAACTCTGTCTTAGTTTGAATTTGTACAAATATTAATAATAAATATCCATCATTTTCAAATGGATACTTTTTTGTTAAAATATTTTTAATATATTTTTTTATGTAAATATTTGAATCCTTTAATTGTTCTTTAGGATCATAACTCTTTAATAATAAGGAGTATAACTCTTTTTCATCCTTTACTTCTGATTCAGCATTTTTTACTTTTAATTTATCTATTATTTCCTTTGGAAATTGCTCTATTATTTCATCTGGAAATTGATTAATTATATATGGACTCATATTTTTAAAATATCGTTTAATATTTTCTGAAATCTTGTCTATTTGTATTTTTGATTCATAATTGTTAATTTCTATTTTTGATTCATAATTGTTATCTTGCTCCATTGTATCATTTTCTTGTGTATTAAATATAGAAGGTTGTTCGTTAATATAATTATGATATATAGATTTTACTAAGTCTTGAAAATTGGATATGGATATAGCTCTTTTATTTTGAAGTTGTACTAATTTTAATAAGAAAAACTTATCATGGATCTTCTCATTGATATTATCATGGATCTTCTCATTGATATTATCATGGATATTCTCATTTATTTTATTGTTTTTTAAAATATTTTCAATATATTCTTGTATGTAAATATCTGAATTTTTTAATCGGTTTTTAGGATCATATTTAGATAATATTGAATATAAGAATTCTTTATCATTATGAAATAATGATTTAAATTTTTCTTTTAGTAATACTAATGGATTAGAAACGACTCCTCTACCTTGTTTATTATTATTTACAAATATATTTATAAAATATAAAAAAGGCAAGATGATTATTTCACACGATACTAATATTATTAATAATACTGATATTAATATTAATATTAATATTGGTATTTGTTTAGATTGTATCCGCATATTATTAAAAAATAAAAATATATATGTATAATAACAAATATATATTTTTTATATTTTATATATATTTTATATATATTTTATATATTTTATATATATTTTATATATTTTTTATATTTTTTATATATTTTATATATTTTATATATATTTTATATATTTTTTATATTTTTTATATATTTTATATTTTTTTTAGAATTAAATTATACATAATTATATAATTATAAAAATATTATATATATAATCAAATTAAAATAAATCAATATTATCAAACTAATTTATTATGTTTTCAACTTTAAAACATAAATTAAATTTTTCATTTTTTAATTTAAAAAAAAATAATAATGATGTGTATATTTTAGAAAATGATATTACACAACATAACTATTATATTAATAAAAATAATACTAATAATACTAATAATAATGATATCATTATTAATATATCACATTATACTACTGATGATATAGATGATATAGATAATATTGATAATGATATTCCGATTTTAGAAAATAACGAATATAATAATGATTATTATTTAGAATCAAATTTATATAAATATACTCATAAAAATAATACAATATATAGATTTGTCAAACATCGGCGATTATATAAAAAATATAATTATATGAATTATCCATTTTATAAAAATACAAAATAATATTATATAAGATTTATTTATATTTTCTTCATTTTTCTAATATCAATCATATTATCTAATTTATGAATTGCACAAAATTTTCTTTTTTTTATACCTTCATAATTAAAAAATCCATTTTTAGTACAATTTTTATATTCACATCTTTTTGAATATATATCAATCATATTATTTAATTTATGAATAGAACAGTATAAAGCTGGATATGTATTTGGTAAATTATAAGAAGCTCTATTTTTACAATTCTTACATTTTTTATTTTTTACATCAATCATATCTTTTGATTTATGAATATAACAATAAAGAGGTTGATTAGATGTAGTTATATTATAATAAGGATATCTATAACATTTATCAATAATACATTTTCTAGAAACAATATCAACCATACCTTCTAATTTATGCTTTCCACAAAATTTAGGTTTCTTATCACTATAATTAAATCCAGCTCTGATTATACAATCTTTAATCTCACATTGTTTATTTTTTACATTTATCATATTTTCTAATTTATGAGTAGCACAATAACGAGGGTTTCTTTCATTATAATTGAAACTAGCAATTTTATAACAATTATCATCAACACAAATAGTCATATTTATATATTGATTATTTTATATATTGTTTATATATTGTTTATATATTGTTTATATAAAAATCAATTTTTTAATATTTAATATATTACATTTAAATAAGTAATGTTATATGTACAATAGTTAATAAAATATGTGACAACATATGTAAGATATTAGAATGTTTTTTTGAAATTGTTATTTTTGCACATAAATATAATAATATACATAATAGTAAGAATATATATAAAATAAAGTAATAGATATGAAAATAAATATAATATATATGATTAGTAGCACCAATACACATCATTAATCTATCTAAATATTTTAACTTATCATCTGTATATTTATGATTTAATATAGAAGTAATTAATCCAGATATAATAATATAAAATAATATATCATATTTACATCTTATATTAATAAAAAATAAAATATGAATAAAAGCAGAAACACAACTAGATTTATATAAAATAATATTAGCCATTATTATAAACTTTTTATTTATATAAACTTTTATTTATATAAATTTAATATAAAAATCAAATTATATATAGATTATATATGATCAATCCATATATTTAATATATCATCTAATTGACTTTGTGTTAAAATCTTAGATTCTATATAATCTTTGCTCATTTCTATTTTAATTTTATTTTTTAATACATCTTCATAGTTTGATATATTAGGATCAATAGTATTTCTTATTGCTATGCACTTATTCATTATTTCTTCATTTAAAAAATCATAAGTTTTAATATTCACTTCATTATCTAATAAATTTATAGAATTTATTAGTCTATTAAATATACCAGTATGACATACAATATTATTATTTTCTATACAATCATTTAATTCTATTATTAAATTTGATAAAAAAGTATTTTTTATATTTTCATCATTCTTACTATAAATTCTATTAAAAATTAAAACTAATAATTCTGATAATGTCATATTATTTTTATATGATTTAGTTACATTTGCATTTATATTATTTAAAACTTGTAATATATTATTTTTTGTTATATTATCAAAATTTTTTTTATCTAACTCATTTCTAATTATACTATTAATTTCATCAATAGTAAGATTAGATGTATTAGAATCTATTTTAATATTATTTATAGAATTAAATATAGTATTATTTACATACGTATCGTGAACATTTTGATCATCAATCAATATATTTCTATGTATAGGGAAATCATCTACAAATTCATTTATTATATACTCTCTTGTATCATTTATTATATTATCTATTATATTTTGATTTTCTTGATTATTATTATCTTCCTGAGATTGTATATTTATCTTATTTATATTATCTAAAATAGGCTGATTAGAAAATAAATTTTGTTTATCAAATCCATTTAATATATTATTTAACATATAATTATCAACATTATTATCAATATGATTAATATTATTATATATAATATTATTATTATTATCTAAAATTTCTTTAATTTTATTTGAAATATATAATTTATTTTTTTTACTTTCTATATCATTTTTATTTTTTAAGATATTATAATATAAAAGGTAATATTCTAAGGCTTTATATATATTTTTTATATTATAATGATATATATGTGATATTTTTAATAATACATTATTATGCTGATTAACACATTTTAAATAATATAAGATAGCAATATTATAATTTTTTTTTTGATAATAATATTGAGCTAATTCTAAATTATTAACTTTTTTAATTTTGATAAAAAATATAATTAGTAAAAAAATTAGACTTAAAAAAATTATAATATTCATATAAATTATTTTTATTAATTCATATATAATTAATTATAAAAATTTTATTAGTAATAATTATATCTTTTTATAAAAAATTATAAAAATTTTATTAGTAATAATTATATCTTTTTATAAAAAATTATATTACTTTCATTTTAATCTATATAAAAATTTTCTAAAATCAACCATATTTTCATCTAATATTTGATTTTTTGAAAAAAATTGATATGGAGTTCCATTTAATCTTTTCCAAATATAATATAAAGAATAACTGCCACAATTAGCAGTATCCTCTCTTTGATGTTGAATATCAGTTACTTTAACAAATTCACATTTTTTTACTTCTCGAGTTATTTCATCTGCTAAATTTATAAAATAATTTTTAAATGATTTATCTCTAATATCATAGCCAGAACTATTAAAATATTCTATTCTATATGGTTCATTATCATCTTTAGAACTGAAATCCATAAATATACTAAACCAATGTATTCCACCTCCTGTAGATTTATCAGTATTAATAACAATACCATAGTATTTTAAATCTCCATTATATGTTAAAATATTATTATCACAATTTGAAATTAATTCATTTATAAAATTTATATCTTTAATACATTTAACTTCATAATCTATTACATTTGAATGTTGTGGATTAAACATAACTAAATCTATCATATGAATATTACTATAATAATACCCTTTAAATAAAGTTTTAAATTGATGTTGAATATGATCAACTTCAGTATTATTTAACCAATGGTTTTTATCATAACTTTTAGTTACAGGTTTAAAATAAGTTATTATATTTTTTTTTATTTTTTCTTCTAAATTTTTGTCATTAGTTGTTGTTGATATTTTTTTTAATATACATAATTCTTTATTTGCTAGTGAGGTATCATTACATTCCATTTTTTTTGCTATTTTATTAATAATATGTTCTTTATTAATAATATTCTCTTTATTATTAGTTGGTAATATTTCTTGCTGTAATGCAGTAATTACTTTAACTGGTAAACATGATTTTGATTCTTGATTAAGTATACATATGCTCATATTTTAATTAAATAATATAGAGTATTTTTTAGTACTATTTATATATTATAATATATTATCTAATAAAATTAATAATTATAATATTATATATGAATATGGATAATACTAAAATGAGTAATCAATCTATAATTAAAAATTCTACATCATATCCTAAAATTTTATATGATGAATTAGAAAAATTAAATAAAGAAAATAATAATAACATTAAAATGAATTTATTTGATTATCAAAAATATATTTATGATTATATGACTAAAATGGATAATAGAGGTATACTTTTATATCATTCAGTAGGTAGTGGTAAATGTATGAAAATTGATACACCTATATTAATGTATGATGGTAATATAAAAAAAATACAACATATTAAAGTAGGTGATTTAATAATGGGTGATGATAATACTCCCAGAACAATATTATCTTTAGCAAGAGGAGTTGATAATATGTATGATATTTTGCATAATAATGAACAATATACAGTTAATGAAGCTCATATTTTATGTCTTAAAATACCTTTATATCCTTTAATAAGATCAAATAAAAAATATAAATCTGTACATTGGATAGAAAATAATAAATTTTGTATTAAAAAATTTTATAATAAAGATAGTACTATAGATAATATAAATATTTTTTTAAAAAATATTATAAATGAACAGATTTTAGAAATATCTGTTTATGATTATTTAAAATTATCTAATCGTAAGAAAAAAATATTATATAGTTATAAAACTATTATTGATTTTCCAGAAAAACGACTTAATATAGATCCTTATACATTAGGTATATGGATAGGTGATATTAACACTGATGTATTTAATCATAATGTTAATACATATTTTATATATGAATTAAAAAAGTTAAACTTGCCTAATAATAAACATATTCCATATATATATAAATGTAACTCAAGAGAAAATAGATTACAATTATTAGCAGGTATAATAGATGTATCAGGATATTATAATAAAAAAAATAAATATGTTATTAAATTAGGTAAAAAATATCCAATATTAATAAACGATATATTATATTTATGTAATAGTTTAGGATATATATCTTATAAAAAAAATATAAAGAATATAAATTATATTTATATATATGGTAATAAATTAACTGAAATACCAACACAAGAATTTACTAATGTGCAAATAGTTAATTCTAAAAAAGATACAACATTTGGCAATAAAATTAAAGTTGTATATAAAAATATAGATAACTATTTTGGATTTACAATAGATGGTAATTGTAGATATGTATTAGGTAATTTTATTGTAACTCATAATACAATTACTTCGATATCAATAGCTGAACATTTTAGGCAATTAAATAAAGATATTATAATATTATCTTCTAAATCTTTACAAAATAATTATAAAAAAGAAATTACATCATTTAGTAAAAAAATAAATCCAGAAATTAATGATGATGAAATTGAATCAGTTATATCACAATATAAATTTGTAACATCAAATGCTAAAAATATGATAAAATCATTAGAAACAGATGAAACATTAACTTTATATAAAAGTAAAAAAAAATCAGATAATGATATAGAAAATATATTATCTGATATAAATACACAAAATTTAGAAGATAAAATTATTATTATAGATGAAGCTCATAATCTATTCAATTCAATATCAAATGGTTCTAAAATAGCTAATGATTTTTATGATATGATAATGAATACAAAAAATGTTAAATTAATATTTTTATCAGGTACTCCTATAATAAATAATCCTTTTGAGATTGCTATATGTTGTAATATGTTATATGGACCAATTTATTCTAATAATATTAAAAAAAATAAAAAAAAAATATATAGTACAATATTACCTGAATATTATACTGATTTTAAAAAATATTTTATTAATGAAGAAGATACTAATCTTTCTATAAAAAATACAAGTAAGTTTATGAATAGAATATTTGGATTAATTAGTTATTATGGTGATTTTTATTTTGAAAATCAAGGAAATATAAAAGATGAATTAAAAAAAACATTAAAAAAAGAAAATTATCCTGATAGATTACCAGTTATATTTGAAATAGTTGAAATGTCTAAATATCAAAATATAGAATATACTAAAGCTAGAAATATTGAAAAAAAAGAAAACTCATCATTTAGAGGAGGAAAAAATATTAAAGAATTAAAAAATGCTGGTTCAATAGTAAGAGAAAAAAATAGTGGATCTACATCTTATAGAATTAAATCAAGACAGTTATCTAATATATATATTCCTGAAAAAACTGATATTATTAAACAAAATTTAAGAATATATTCTCCTAAATTAGAAAGAATTTATAAAAATATAAATGAAAAACATAATAATACAATTTCATTGGTATATAGTACATTTTTAGAATATGGTATAAAGGCTTTTGCTAAAGTATTAGAATTTAATAATTATAAATTATATAATAAAGATGAAGAATATAATAAAGAATATAAATACTATGCTATATTTTCAGGAGATCAAAGTTCAGAAGAAAAAGCTGATATATTAAATAGATTAAATTTAGAAGAAAATAAATATGGAGATTTAATTAGCATATTACTTATATCTAAATCAGGTACTGAGGGATTAGATTTAAAAAATGTAAGATCAATTCATATTATGGAACCATATTGGAATTTTTCACTTATACAGCAAATTATTGCAAGAGGTGTTAGATATAAATCTCATATAAATTTACCAGAAGAAGAAAGAAATGTACAAACTTATATATATTTATCTGATTATAATAAAGAGATGTTAGAAAATGAAAAAAGTAAGATTAAGGAAAGACAAAATGTAAAAGCTAATGCAAAAAAAAATAAAAAAGAAGATAAAATTGAGTTAACAACTGATATAAATATATTTAAAAATGCTATAAAAAATCAAGAATTAATATATATATTTTTAAAGACAATTGCATCTACATCAATTGAATGTCCATTCTTTAATAAAAATAAACTTAATTATGATTGTTTTAACTGTATCAGTGATAATAAGGATCTATATTATGAAGATATAGATAAAGATATGGAATTATCAAATAATTGTAAAAGAATTACTACTGTTAAAGCTGATGAAATAATAATAAATGGTGAAACATATTATTATAGAAAATTAAAAGATACTATTGAAGTATTTAAATATAATGATTTATTAAAAGGATATACAAAAATAAATGATCCTTATTTAATTGATAAAATACAAAATTTATAGATTATAATAAGTTGATTTAATTATTAATAAAAATAATATCTTTTTATTTTTAATAGAATGATATATATCTATTCCCAATAGAAATAGAAATATCTTATATTTGATTTTTTCTTTCTTTCTTCTAATTCTAAACTTATGAGTTCAAATTTTATTAAATCACATATATTATTTTTTCTGTTCTTTATTTTGGCTAATTTATCTTTATCTATCTTTAATTTTTTACAAATTTCATATAAATCCGGTTTATCCATATTTAAACAATTTAATCCAGTTTGTATTTGTCTTTTATCACTTAATTTTTTGTTAGAATTATTAATTTTAATCTTAAATATAATATCAAAACCTATGTTTACTTTTTCTAAATATCCTATAATATTTGGATTATCCACATAATTTATTTTTGTATTTGTATATTTTAATTTACTAAACCAAAATTGTTTTGGATTAAAAAATCTTAATTCCTTAGAAAATATATGACCAACTGGTAATAAATAATCAAATATTTTAGTTATTTTTTTACTATCTTTTCTAGAAGATAAATAATTATCTGTTTCTGCAATTGCTTTTTTATAATATGTAAATTCTAATTTTGGTGTTACATGTAATTCATCTTCTAATGAACTTATTAACATATTATAATTATAATTTATACTTTCATCATCTGATACTGTAAATGTTACATTTTTTGTAGATATTATATATTTTTCATATAATTCTGATAGATCTTTATCTAATTTATTTGCAAATAATATAATATTAAATTTATTATAAAAGTATAATAGTTTAATATATAAATTATGATAAACATGTACTTGATATGATGAATCAGTATATAAATTAAATAAATATTCTATTATTTCTTCTATCATATTTAAATGAAAATCATTATCATATTCATATATAATATTAAATAATTGTGATATATCTAAATCATCATATTTATTAATAAAATATTTTTTAATAGAAGTATAATCATTAATATTATTATTTTTAATAAATTCATTTAAATCTATTTCATTATGTTTCATTTGTTGTTGATCTCGATATAACACATCATAATCGATATTTATGGTATCATATAAATTTTGAGCTTTATTATATTCATCTAATTTTACTAAAATATAGTATTTATTAACATATATTACGATATTAATATTATTATTAATATCATATATAAATTTTTCATCATTATTAAATAAATTATTTATTAATGTGGATTTTATTTCTTCATTTTTACTTATTATATTTATATTAGATTTCTTAAATACTAAAAAATCTAATGCTAATAAAAATGAATTTTCAGATATTAATTTTGGATTATATTGTGTTTTAAAATATGGATTTTTTACATTTTCAAATAAATCATCATAAGTCCAAACATTAGAATATTCTATAAATAATCTTTTTATTATATATTTACATCTATTAATTTCTTCTTGATAAAAATATGAATTAAAAGTATTATCATTTAATTTATGATAATCTATTTTTAATAATTTTGATTTACTGACAGGATTTATACTATAAATGTCATTTGAATTATATATTTCGTCAGATGGAAAATTTATATTATAATTTATATTAAAATCAATAGCATTCTCAATAAAAATATTATTAATTGTTTTTATAACTTTATAAATATTAATTTTATATTTATATTTCATTTCTTCATAAGTATAAATATATGATTTTGATTTATCTTGTATATATTTTGGCATTGATGATACTAATACATATATATTGACATTTCTTTTATCTGGTGATAAATTAATATGTGAATTCTTTCTTATAGCTCTTCCAAAAATTTGAATAACTGTTGATATATTAACAGGCTGATGTACCATAATTAAGTTTTGGACAGCTTTTAAATCATATGATTCTTTTATAGCTTGAGAACCTATAATAATTCTTAATTCTTCTCCATTTGTATTAGTATCTAAGTTAAATAATTCTATTTTCTTTTCTATGGTATTTTTATTTAATAAACTAGATATTATTATAAATCTTATAGGAATAAATTCATGTGATCCCTTATTATTTGTTTTTTTTTCATGATCATGTTTAATATTATAACATATTCCACATCTAGAAAATTTTACAGGAACTTCATTTTGTTCCAATATTCCATTATTTTTAAGTACTTCTCCAATAAAATTAACACCAGATACTTGAACAAAATTATGATATATAAATATTTTTCCTTTATTTTCTAACACTATATTTTTAATAATTGTTAACATATTATAATATTTTGTAGAATACTTTTTAATATTTTCATAAGATAAAAAATTTCCAGTTAATGTATTATACAATAATTTATCATCTTTAATAATATCTATATCATTTTCAGTTTTCCATTTTCTAGTTGCATTAGATACAGATTTAATAATTTCATTTTTAGTATATATTCCATTTTTACTATTTTCAGGATCAGGTATAATAAAATCATTTAAATATCTATTATTTGATTCTAAATTTATTTTATATTGCTTTAAACTATCAGTTATATTTAAAATATCTTCATATTCTGCATTCTCTTCAGTATCATTTATATCAGTATCAATAATTAAATTTTTATTATTAATATATTCATCTGATAATTTTTTATATGTTTTAAAATGTAAATCACTCATAGGACATTTTATAAATTTTAAAAAATCAATACCAGGTATAGTATCACCTTTTATATCTTTAGATGGATATAATTCTAAGTTCATATCTTTAAGATATGATATTTTACCAGTTATATATTTTTTAATTATTAATGTACCATTTTGTGTTATATTATTATTTTTATCAAATATTTCTTTTTTATCTATTTTAATATTATGATTTAATAATTCTAATAAACTTAATATTTCAACCGGTTTATTATTAATTGGAGTTGCTGATAATAATAATACTCTGATAGAATTTGTTTTATTAAAATGATTAAAAATTATTTTAAGACACATCCCCCAATTATTAATATCAGATGAATTATAAACATTATGAATTTCATCACATATTATTAAAGATTTATTAAATATATCAATAAAACTGTAATTTATTTCTATAATTCTTTTATCAATATATGTTTTTAATTCTTCTTCCGTTTTAATATCTGATATTTGTAATTTATAATTTAAATCTATTTTTCTAATTAAATTATTTACTAATTTTTTATAACCAATAAATTTAAAATATCCATTACCTTTTTTTGATTTTATTCTACTAGAATATCTCATATTAAGTTCTTTTAATTTAGTTATATCTTTTTCTAAATTATATTTAGCAATCTGCTTTTTAAGATTATCCATATTTTTTAATTCATCTTGTGTAATTATTCCAAATTCTGGTCTTGATAATAATTCTTTTTTAAATACACTTTTTGTAAATCCAATTATATATATCATACTTGAATTATCATCATTTATATTATCTTTCTTATTTCTTTCTTCTTTATATATATTTATAAAATTAATTGCGGTAGATATAGATGTAATTGTTTTACCAACACCAGTAGAATGTATTAATAATAATCTATCATATTTAGTATTTGGGTTTATAAAATTAGTTATAAATTTTTGATAATTATTTAATATTAATGTATTATTTTCTTTAATAACAGAATCAATATAATAATTATTTTTATTATTATTAATTCCTTCTATATTATTTTCAATAAATTCTTTCCTTCTATTAATATCATTATAAAAATCTTTATTATCTATTTCTAAATAAGACATTTAATTATATAATATATTAAAAATATTGTATTAGTATATAAAAATATATATATATATTAATAACAAAAAAAAATAAAAACATGTAAGAAGATATATACAACTATTTTTTATAAAGTTTTATTGTCTTTTTAATCCCAGAATCATATGTCTTATTTTAGATATATCATAATTATTTTTCTTTATATCAATATATAACTCATGTAATTTTGTTAATATATTTATTAATTGTTCATTTGTATTTAATTTTTTTTTATGATGTAAATGTTTTTCTAAATCATTAAAAATACTAAAAGGTGGATCAATTTTAAGATATAATTTTATATTGATTTTTTTACATATAATACTAATCTTATTTAAAATTTGTACTTTAATTTGTCTATATTTAGATAAATTTTGTCTGTGAATAAACATTTTTATCTAAAGATAATATGGATTGTTATAATATATATTACATTATTAAAAATTCAATTTTTTTATAACAAAGATGTTGGATTCTCTAAATTTATATAGTATACTTTTAAAAAATTATAATAAATCTAATTATCCTTTTAATTTAATAGATAATATTAAAGATAATGTTATTAATACAAGAAAAGAGATAGAACTAGAATATTCTAAAGATTTAAATATTTTTCAAGAAAAAAATAAAAATTTATTAAATAAAAATGTAACAGGTAAAAATGAAAGTAAAATTTCTATTTATTTATATTAATGTTTTTTATTCTAAATAATGTATTTTTTTTTTAGAATTATTTGTGTAATATCGTTTTTAAAAAAATCTATATAATATGCAAAATTTAGTATGTTTTTCAGTATATTTTTTAGTATATTTTTTAGTATGTTTGTAGTATGTTTGTAGTATTTATCTAATTTTAAGTAAATTTAAGATTATTGATTTCATCATCAATTGATCCATTATCATCATCAACCTCTTCTTCTGATTCTGATTTAGTCTCAACTTCTTCTTTTTTGGTAGAAGGTACTACAGTACTTTGTACATCTCCACAAATATCATTTAATTCGTCCTCATTAAACAAATGAGTTGAATATTCAGTATATTTATTAGATTTTACATATAATGCATTATAAATTTTTGTATTTAAGTTAAATGATTGTTTACTAGCTTTAACTTGCATATATACTAAACCTGATAATACACTTTTCATAGTTACAAATTTATCAATATTATAATTAGTAACTAATTCACCATCTACTTCAGCTAATTGTAATTTTTTATTCATAATTTTTTCAGTATCGTAAATATCAATATCAAATTCTTTTACTTTAAATTTAGCACTATCATCAATTTTATATGTAAAATCAAGTGTTTTTGTTGGAGCTTTATCATTATAATTTAATCCAAACCATAACATTGGATTATCAAACTTTTTTAAAACACCATCTTTGTCTTTAGCACTTTTTTGAAGTGGTGTTTGAGGTTTACAACTTGGTACAATAACTACATTAGGTGTATTATTATCATCTTCTTCATCATCATTAATAATACCAGATGCTTTCATATCTTTGACCTTTTTTGTAAAAGTATTACAAATTAATTCCATAGCTTTTCCAAATAATGATTCTTGATTAAGTTCATCATCACGTCTAATAGCAATCTTTAATTTTTCATAATCACGTTCAGTAGGTGGTTTAATTTTACTAGCTAATAATAACTTCATAAATTTAATTTTTGGTACAATTTCTTTACCATCTTCTTTTCTAATTTTAATATCAAAATATTTAACTGTTTTCATTCCATATTCTTTAATAGAGTTAAGATCAATGATTAAAAAATCTTCACCATGTTTATTATAAGCATTAAAAATTTCTTCAGGACTGATAATACCATTAGATTTCATAGTGTTATAATTAGTTGATAAGTAACTGTAATATAGTTTGTTATGCTGATATATAATTGTATATTATATATATTTATTTATCTTAAATTGGAAATTCATTTAATATATTTAGAAGTTTATATAATATTTTAAATTTTTTACAATATTTAAAATTGAAATTAAATATATAAATATTATAATAATAAAGAATAAATTATGTATCCATTCATTAGATGCTACACTTGTAATAATTCACTTGGTGAATATATTGAATTATATGAATTATTAAAAAATGATCTAAATAAACAAGAATTAAAAAAAATTTATAATGGTAATTATAATCCTTCACAAATTGAAATTGATCACATTAATAATATTATATCTGCAGAAATTCTAGATTTCTTAAAAATAGAAAAATGGTGTTGTCGTAGAATACTAACTACTAATGTAAATTTTGATTCATTGATTTATTCATCGATTAATAATTAATATGATATATAAAATTACTAAAATTAATAAAATAAAAAAAAAATTATATAATTTTATATTATATTAAATTGTTATATTTTATTATAATTTTTTATTATATTTTTTTATTATATTTTATAACATTTCTTTTAATTCTTTTCTTTCTTTATTACTAAGATTATGTAATAATGATTCAATTACATCCATGGTTTTAACTGATTTTGTTTTGTTAAGATTATCTCTATGTGTATTTCCTAACATTTTTATTGTTTTTTTCCCACCATTAATACCAGCACCTGAAATAGAATTTGCTAATTTTTTACATAATTCATTATTAACAGTAGTATATTTAAATGCATTAGAATTTACAAAAGATAATAAACAATGATGAGTAGCTGTATTTAATAAATTACCTGGACAATCGCCTAATAAAACTAAATTTTTTTCAATATTATTCCAATCAATTCCAGCAAAATCTATTATATGTTCAAACATCTCATCAGCATCACAATCTGAATATCTAAATCTTAATTCATCTTCTAATAATTTATGCATTTTATCATCATATTCAACATGAACAGATTCTATTAAGTTGGATAATGTTTCAGCATTATTTAGAGCATTTATTCTAGCTTTTTTTTGAGTCATTAATGATTCTTTACTCATTTCAACTTGTTCTAATATACTAGTTAATTTTTCTGTATTTTTTTCTAAATTTTCTACATCATTTGCCTCTGATAATGCCCATTCATTAAATATATTATTATCTATATAATCAGGGTTTTGTTTACCTGGTTGTACTAAGATGTACCAAGATAATATCATATTAGGATCTACTGTATGCTTAATAATTTTCATAGATTCACTATTAGATTTAGAAACATGTTTAAGTAATGAATTTAATGCATAAATTACATAATCTACATTTTTATGCATCATTAATTTCATAGTATATAAAATTTTTTGAGAATTATCTTCATCACTTCCCCTTTTACCTTTTCCTTTTCCTCGTCCATTATTAGGTCTTTCTACATTATCACCTTCTTCAGGAAAATCATTCAAATTATAATCAAAAACTGCTACATTATTACTACCACCCCATTGTCTATATTCTTTTGATTTAGATAATTTAGTTAGATTACTTTTATTTTTTTTATTATTATAATTTACATTAGTATCATCTAATTTAGTGTGTTTACCATATAAAAATAATTTTTTAAAATGATAAGAAGCTTCTTCACTTTGTCCAGTTTGTACCATATCTACTAATTTCTTAGTTAAATTTTTATCAGGATTTAAAAATGTTATGTCATTTCTTGTTCTAACTAATCCAACTATACATAAATCATCGAGTACCTCAAATAATTCAGCATTTGTTCTTTTTATAAATGTATATAAACTACAATAAGATTTTTCAACTGGAGACATTTTTTAATTTTATATTTATTATATATTATATTTATTATATTACTATATATATTTATTATTTAGTAAAAAATATAAATTAATTATTTATATATATTATAATTAATCAAAAAAAAATAAAATAATTATTTATATTTTATAATAATATATTTCACCATTATACTTTTTTTTTATATATTTACTTATTAATATAATGTTAGAATTTGATAAAAAATATTATCAAAACTTTTATGTATATATGTAATTTATAATTAATCAAAAAATAATTAATTATTGATTTAATTAATTTTTCAATTAATAATTAAAAATATTATATTTATTATTAATATATAAAAAGTCTTTATTTTGATATATAAAATTTTAATTAAATTAGTAATTATATTTTTTATAATATGATCGGATTACAAGAATCTATAAATGGATTAAATGAACACATTGGTGCTGTTGAAAATGCAATCGGTGCATCATCATTTGGAACTGCTGGTGGTATTCCAAATCCAAATTCAGTATGCGCAGGTGGAGAAATTACTGGAGGTACTTTTACTACTGATGGCGGAGTACATAGTACTCTTGGTGGAGAATTAGACAGTATTAATGGCGCATTAATAGGTTCTGGTTTATTAGGCATAACTGGAGGTTATATAACTAAATCTGGATCAGTAGAATCAGTAAATATTAAAGCAGCAGGTATAATTGGAGCTGCTATGCATGATAAATTAAATAAAGTCACTGATTCAGTTAATGAAAAAATAAAAAATATTTTAACTTTACAATCTGTTTTAGATAATACTTTTGATAATTTATTAAATAACATTGATATGACTGATGATTCTGTTAAGACTGCTGACATTGAAAATATTAAATTTGTTAAAGAAAAACTTAATAATGCTTTAGATAATGAAATACAAGCTTTACAAAAAGTTTTACAAACACATATTAAACCTTCGGCAGAAACTATTAAAGAATTAGTACAAAAAAATGCAACTTTTTCAGCACTTGCAGATGCTTTAGGTGTTGATTATGATACAGATGAAGGCAGTGATAGATTAGCTATTGCATATACTAATTTATCTAATATTGGTTTAGCTGTTCAAAAAGTAAAACATGCTCTTAATGTTTTAAATATGAATACTAATGAATACAGTAAATTAAAAAATAATAAAGAATTAGAACAAAAATTAACTAATGTTATTAAAAATGTAGGTAAACAATCATTTAAAAATAAATTATCTAAAATATTAGATGCTATGCAAATATTACGCAACAATCAATATAAACATAGCGAAATAATGGATTGTTTAAATAATGGCGATAAATGTTTAAAAATGGGAAAAGGTGAAAATATTGTTGAAGGAGCATTTGATATTGAAGGTGCATTTGATACTGAAGGTGCATTTGATACTGAAGGAGCATTTGATACTGAAGGTGCATTTGATACTAAAGGATCATTTGATACTGAAGGAGCATTTGATATTGAAGGCGGTACATATAAATCAGAACTAGTTGGTAGAGTAAAAAAATTTAAAACAAAATCAACATTAAGTCGAAATATTAAAACTTATGAAAAAACATTAAAAGAATTATTTAAAAGTTTTATGAGTCAAATTCATAATAATTTTAAAGAAATTCAACAATCTGTTGAAAACATTGCTGAAGAAATAGGATCATCAATTACTTATGATGAAAAAATTAAAAACTTTGTAAATATTTTTGAAGGTTTAGGACAAGATATGAATAATGATAAATTATTTTATGCATTAATTGTTTTTGATGATTCAATAGCTTCTAGAGAATTAAAAACTCGTTTTTTAACTAATTTAGATAAATTAATTGAATCTTTAAATGAACTTAAATCACATAAATATTTAAATGAAATCCAAACACAATTAGTAGTAGTTAAAGAAAATATTGATACATATACTGATACTGTAACTGGTTTTAAAAACAATGAAGTAAAAGTTAAAGAAGGTAGTGAAGATATATCTGGTGGCGATTTCTATTGGACAAATAAATTATTAGATCAATCTGTTACATTAAATGTTGCTCAATTAATTAAAGATACTATTACTAAATTAAAATTTTATGGTAATCTTTCTCAAATTAAATCTAGTTTAAATAGCACTTTAAATGAATTTACTTCTTATAAAGAAGACTATGATAAATTATTAGGCAAATCTATTGGTACTAAAATTAATGAATTAACCAGAGAATATAATGAAAATATTGATAGATTAAATAATACATCTTGCAATCGAGGTAAAAGATTATTTGAACATAATAATCCACCAGGTGCTGCTCCTCTAGCTGCTAATCGTCAAATACCTAAAGGATTAATAGAAACTATATATAAATTACAATATGATGCTAAAATTGGACTTTATAAAACAGTCGAAGCTATTGATTTATATTTAATGAATTTTACTGAATTATTATCAGAAAATATAGAAGCTACTAAAGAATTAAATAAAATGCTTCAACAAACTGAAGTTATATCTAAATGGTATAATAAAAATAGTGGAGATAAATTATTTAAATTAATGGAAAAAGCTATATATCAACAAACTGTACTAGGTGTAGGAGGTAATACGAATATTACAGTTAATGATATGGAAACTTTTATTACAGGGCAAACAATAAAGGATGTCTTAGAAGCATGCAAAGATTCAATAGACTCTATTTCTATGTTAAAAAATATTATTTCTATGTTTGTTCATATTGGTGATAAATTTGGAAATAAAACATTATCAAAAAAAATGTATATGTCTCCAAATATCATGTATAAAAATTTAGTTAAATATATTTGGGTAAGTGCTTTTACTATGGGATATGGTACTGGCGGTGGTGATGCAACTGCCTTATTTGCTGGTGATCCCAAAGATAAAAACGGATATAGTACAGAAAATGGTGATATTCAATCTCACTTTAATGTCCATTTTACACAATTAACCAATACTAGACTACAAACCATTGCAATATTAGGATCTGCACCTCCTCCATCAACTCCTTATGCACTATCAGACACTGATATTTTTGAAAATGATGATATATATTTTGTATTAGTAATGAAAGCAATAACCGCTAAAATATTAACAGTTATTGGTACAGCTCATATTTTAAAACAACCAAAATCGGTTATCGGATTAATTACTAATCCAGTAAGATCTATTATAGGAGGTGCTAAAGACCCAGACATTATTAATGATGCATTTGAATTATATATACGTCTTCCATTATTAGTAGAATTTTATAAAAAAGTATTTGAAGATGGTAATAAACCTTATAAACGAAATCAACATGCAAATTCTTCTGATGAAATTATTGCATATATACCTGAAATTGGATCTATTTGGAGTGGACTAATACAATGTATTTTTGATGAATCAAGATATATTAAAGATGGTATTTATAGTTTACAGAATATGAAAAGAATAATTGCAGAAGTAAATCATATTTATGAAAATTATAAAAATGTTGATAAAAATAAATTAGTACGTACTGCTGTTTTAGATTTAGTAGCTGATGTTAATAAACGTTATGGTGTATTAAAAAAACAAGAAATTGATGAATTTTATCAACTTAAAAAGAAATATGTTAAAAATCCTAATAGTTCAACAAATATAAATCATGTAAATTTTGATATTTTAGATGAGAACAATGAATTTGATGAACTTGGTCCTAGCAGTAGATATGTTGAAAATATTTATAGTAAATCATCTAATGATAATATTATTATTAATGATATTAAAATAGTAAAAGAATTTCATCAGAAAATACATGATGAATTATTTAGTCAAAAAACTACATTAAAAGGATTAGATAATAAATCATTTTCAGAAAAAATTAAATTCTATCGAAATGAATTAAGTAATAGTTCTAATAATGCACACAAATTAGAACTTATTATTAAGGCTATTGATGATTCGAGTAACATTAATTCACATAATGATGATGCTAGTGTATTATTCCATGAATTAGTAGTAGCTCCTATTAAGAATTTACAAGCAGTACATAATATTATTGATACAATGTTTGTAAATTATTTACCTAAATTGCATTCTTCTTTACAAAGTATGACTACAGCTGCACCTGCTGCTCAAAAATATCCAGAAAATTTACAAGAATATACTAATTTAGTTAATAATATAAGGACTACTAATGCACCCTTAGCAGCAATATTACAAAGAAGAAATATTAAATTTAATAAAATGACTTTAATAAACTTTTTCTATTCGTATTTAAGTGATTTAGATAATTTAGCTTCTATTAAATTTATTAATAATAATAAATTTATAATAGATTATTCTAAATTACAACATACTGTAGAAACTTCTATAGAAAATATTAAATATATGATATCTAAATTTAGATCTCAATTATCAGAATCCGTAATTAAAAAATATGAAGAATGTTTATTAAATTTAGAAGATAAATTATTATTAAAAATTATGAATAGTGATGATACTAATGATGATGCTAAATATGATTTATATAACTTTGATTATCTAAATTCAACAATTGCTATTGTTTTAGATGATACTCAAGCTACTAATTTATATCGGAATTTATATGAAACAATTATGTATACAGGCGCTAAGCAGCTTCTATCTGTTAATTTACAGAATAGTACATCAAATAAAATATGGCATGATATATTTGCACAATATGGAGGTACTCGAAATAGATTATGGAATCCATTACATACATTACCAATAGTACCGCCACCAGCAGTAGCAGTACCAGCAGGAGGGCCAGTAGTAAATCCTAATTATAATTTTGATCATTTCGATCATTTATATAATCATTTAAATAATTTAAGAGATAGTTCTATATTATATGGATTTAATTCATTAGTATATGAATACCTTTGTACATTTTATGATTCATCTACTAAAAAAATATATAATAATCTATTTAATGAATTTGTTAATAAATCTCAAAGCAGTGTAATATTTGGTAGAAAAGGTATACCAGATATTAATGTAACTGCAGCTGTTACTCCTATAAATTTCAATAGGTTTATTCAAGATGATTATATATTATGTGAAACATTAGGATATATGTTTAAGACTATTGTAAGTAGAACAACTAATGTACAAATGCCAACTAAAAATCATTTATTATCTTCATTATCAGAAGTATCTCCAAATATAGTTGAAAAATATAAAGTATATTTACCAGTATTTATTAAATTATTTGAAACCTTAATACATAAAAGTTTATTATGTAAAAAGGTATTAGAAACTACTTCTAATGAAACTTTATTAAAAGGAGGTGCTCCTGAAGGTCCTTTGGGTGGCCTAGGTGCTCAAGTTGCTCGTACAATTGAAGGTGATATACCTGGAGATATACAAACATTTGATAGTATATGGATAGATGGTAATGATAAGGCTAATATTCATTATAATAATACATTAAATAGTATTATTGAAGCATCTCGAGCTTTAATAAATGATGCTACAAATGTATTAGCTGAAATTAATGTAAAACAACAATTCTTTGAACTTAAAGAGAATTTTATTAAAAATTACTATAATAATAATAATAAACTTCCATTAATGCCTTTGAGTTTAAATACTGTAATATTACATGATAGTATGTATTATGGAACAACTGGTAGAGCACCTGTGCCTTCAATACCTCTTCCTTTACTACCTTATCCAAATAAAAATGATAATGAATTTAAATTATTATATGGTATTAATTCTGTTATTAATAATAAATCATTAGATAATGGTATTAATAGTTATATTTGGTTAAAAGAAGAACTTAAAAATTATAACAATAGTTCATTATCTATAAATAAAATAGATGTTGAAAAAGTAAATAGTTATATAGAAATGAATAATAAATTAACAATATCATTAGCATCGGTAATTCATTATAATCAATTTTTAAATCCAATAAAAACTAATAATCTATTTACAGGTATTAATCAAAGAATGCAGCGTGGACTTCCTCCTGCTCCATGTAATGATATTGAAACTTATTATACTAAAATATTATATGATCCGGCGGCAGCACCACCAATGCCTCTTCCCATGCCATATGACACTAGTATATTAAACATAGCTATAGATAGTGTAGATAATACTTCTTTAGCTAATATAAAAAAGCAAATATCTAATATAATAAATGCTAGTACTACAATATTTGATATTAGTAGAATAAAAGCTAGATTTTTAAATATATTAGATCTTAATATAGTACCATTAAATATCCATGCACTAATGAGAGAAATACCATTAATTAATATATATAATTATGCATTTACATACGATCATATAGTAAAACAACTATTTAATCAGAATTATAATTATTCAGTTAATGATGCACCAGCCCTTGCAAACTGTGATGATCTATTATTAAAATTATTCTTAAATCCATATTATACAAATTGTACTGATGATGATTTATTTATTAATACATTATTAGGTGAACGCGTCGGTCCTAATAATACTATGAATAAAAAATTAGGCAGAAGCAAATATATATCTGATATTTTATCACATGCTATTTTTGCGGAAATTCGTCGAACTGGGAATGAAGAGTATGATTACACTAATAAATATGATTCTAGCAAAGACACATCAGACAGATTTTATACAGCAAACGCATACCCCCCCGCTAGAGCTCTTAGTCAAAATGATATCAAAAAATTACATAATAAATATTTCAGAAACTTAATTTTCTTAACAAATCTACAAAGATTAATACATTATAAAGTTAAAAATGAAGTTGAAATTATTAATAGCAAAGTTGTGTCTGATATGGCTATTGCTAATTCACAAATTGTCAATTATGATGATGTTGATCATCCTAATTTAGAAGAAACTGATTTTGAATATTTTATGACTGATGATTAAATAGATTAAATATATATTTAATATTTAATATTTAATATAGATTGTATATATAATATAATTTTTTTTGTATAGATTTTTTAATATGTTTTTTAATATTGATTGTTACATTATTGCAATTTATGAAAAAAAAATTAAAATAAGAATTTCAGATAAAGAATCATTAGAAAAATTTATTAAAAATTTAGATAATTTATATAAAACAAAAAGAGGTAAAGAAGTAACTGATAAAAAAGATATAGAAAATATTCAAAATATTTTTTATTTAAATATATCAAAAAAAACTAAATTTAATATAAATGGATATAATTATCATAATTTACATGATTTAGTTGGTGTAAATGTTAAAATAAGTGGAGAATCTCGATATTATTCATTTACTATAGAAAATAATAATGAACAAATATATAAAACTGGTTATTCATTAATATGTAATAAGATATATACTTAATTATATATACTCAATATTTATTATACAAAATAATCTACAGTTTCTACATAATGATAAAATATAATATATGTATCATTTTCAGGTTTAAAAGAATCTTCATTATAAGAAGCATCATTCATTTTATATACTACATTACTAACATTATTATTATGTAATTTTTTTCTAAATCCTATTGATATATAATGTCCAGAATTGGTATTACCAGAATGATTTATTGTAGATACTAATTTATAGTTATATTTTTTATTTTCTTTACCATTTATAAAAAATAATTCTGTTGGATAATTATAATTATTTTTTTCTGTATATTTATTAAAATTTATAATAATAATTGTTGGTACTAAAATTAATCTATTTAGTTTTATACAGTTTCCTTTATTATTACATTTTTTACAAGTATAATCACTAAAGTTAGAATAATTATTTCGGATATATTTATTTAGATTATGTAATTTATTATCTATTTTAGATTGTAAAAAATTATTATCTACAGTTTTATCATAAATTTCAAATTGTATAGAAATATCATCTTTAATATTTTGTATATTTTTACAATTTTTACAATAAATATCACATTTATATTTATTGTAAAATAAATTATAAATATAATTATCATTAATAATATCTAAAAGTAATATTAATAATTCACCAGAATCCTCTTGATTATACCCAAATTTTATATTTTTATTTTTTACGGATATCAAAAATTCATTAAACATTAATATATTACTAGATTCTGTTAAATAAATATTTGTATTTTTTTCAGATTGTTTATCAAAAAGTATGTATTTTTTTAATATATTTATATATAAATTCATAAAATTATTTTCTGTAAATTTTTTTTCATTATTTAATAAATATTCTGTTAAACTTGTACATGTAAATAATGCTTGTAATAATGAATTAAAATAACATAAAATATGACTATTATATAATCCAAATACTCTTAATAAATATATATTATTATATGGAATTAGAGTATTATTCATAAATAATATATTTATATAATCTATATAAAAATCTATATAAAAATCTATATAAAAATCTATATAAAACTCTTTATATAACTCTTTAATATTATTTTAATACGTTTATTAAATTTAATATTAAACGTATGTAATATATCTATATATAATAATCTTATATAAGTTTAATTTAGATAAATATAATCAATGTCTGACTACAGAGAAAATATAGTGACTACTCCTGTCAATAGTAATGTAATATATTCTAATGAAAATCCAGTATATAATTCATATTATCTTAGTAATCCACATATAAGAGAATTTGTATCAGAAACATCTGGTATGTTTTGGTTTATTTTATTTTCATTAGGTAATATCGCTAATGTTGTTTTATATCCGGAAAGTGGAATGACTTGGTTAGGAGTTGCATTATCATGGGGATTTAATTTAATGTTTGGTATTTACTTAGCTAGTTTTAATTCTCAAGCTCATTTAAATCCATGTGTAAGTCTATGTTTTTACTTATTTGATAAAAGTATTACATTAACACAATTAGTAATTCATTCTGTAGCTCAATTAGTAGGTGCTTTTTTAGCAGCTTCTGTTGTATATGGAATTTATTATGATAAGATTAGTTTACTGAAGGATGATAAGACAGCATCTAGTATTTTTGCTACTTATAAAGCAAATGATGTACATACAGGATGTGCATTCTTTACTGAATTTTTAGGAACTGGATTATTAGTAAGTGGCATTTTTGCTATTTTAACAAATAGTAAAACTAAAGATCATGCTCCAGTATTTATTGGAATTTTATTAAGTAGTATTGTATTATCTTTTGGATATCAAACAGCATTTGCTTTAAATCCTGCACGTGATTTAGGTCCACGCATTTTTACTGCCTGTGTTGGTTATGATTCATTTGTATATGTAGATCATTATTGGTGGATTCCATTAGTAGCAGATTATTTAGGAGCTATTGTATTTACATATCTATTTAAAGTTTTAATTGTATATCAAACTGTATAAAATTAAAAAAAATTAAGATAATAATAAATAGTGTATAATAAAATGATAATTGTATATAATAAATTGTAATTAGTATTGTATAATAATTAAAATAAAATAATAAAAAAATAAAAATTAGTAATAAAGGTATTTTTTTTTATAATAAGTATTTTAGTATTTTTTTTATAACATTTTTTAATAATATAAGTTATTCATTAAGAATAATTGTTTTCATAATTCTACTAGTAACCATATATGGATCCATATTAGATGCAGGGCGTCGATCTTCAAAATAGCCTTTATTTTCTGCTTCAGTTTGTCGTGGAATACGAATTGAACATCCTCGATTAGCTACCCCATAAGAATATTCATTAATACTAGCTGTTTCATGCTTACCAGTTAATCTTCTATCATTTCCTTGTCCATATACATCAATATGCTCTTTATGTTTTAATTTTAGTTTTTCTAATGCTTCTATAATATATTTCATACCTCCATTTTCACGCATAGCTAATGTACTTACATTAGTATGACATCCGGCTCCATTCCAATCTCCAGGAATAGGTTTAGGATCAAATGAGACATTAATACCAAAGTCTTCACATACACGCAACATAATATATCTAGACATCCATAATTGATCTCCAGATTCAATACCAGTACAAGGACCAACTTGATATTCCCATTGGCCAGGCATTACTTCAGCATTAATACCTGATACACTAATACCTGAATATAAACATGCTCTATAATGTGCGTCTGCAATCAAACGTCCAAATGCAGAATGTGCACCAGCTCCACAATAATAAGGACCTTGTGGTCCTGGAAATCCTCCTTTAGGCCACCCATAAGGTGTTACATTATCAGCTTCAAATAAAGTATATTCTTGTTCAATTCCAAACCATGGAATATGTGCTTTACATAAATCCATTACACGTAATGCATCAAAACGTGTATTATTATCAATTGGAGTCATATCTGGTTTATAACAATCACATAAAACTAAAATATATTACCTCCTCTAAATGG